TAATTGTGCTTATAACACCAACACCACCATTACCACCAGACACGCTGCCTACACCGGCAGTTCCAACCGCGCCGCCACCGCCGCCGCCGCCACCTTCGTCACTTGTTACGGAACCAGCACCGCCAGCGTATCCCTGATTGGCGGTTCCTGCACCACCATTATTTCCTACAGCCCCTCCGTTTCCTCCACCTCCAGAACCGCCGGAGCCTCCAACACCACTAGCAGCACCGCCGCCACCGCCTCCTGTTGAAGTAATGGTTGAAAATATTGATTGATTTCCTTGAGAACCATTGCCAACAGCAATTCCCGCCGCACCACCTGCGCCTATTGTGATTGTGTACGCGGTTCCTAATGTAACTAAAACTGGTGATTCAACAGCGCCGCCGCCACCAGAAATTGATCCGTAAGAGGTTCTGTAACCACCCGCTCCACCAGCACCCGATCCACCAGCCGACCCGCTTCCGGTTCCAGCAGATCCTCCAGCACCAGCAACAACAAGGAAGTCAACATTAAGTGTTGTTGGGGAAGGTTTTCTCCCCAACATAGCAAGCATAATCCCACTCATGACACGTTGCCCGTCAGAACGCAAGTGGTGGCAGAACTAAACAGGACGGTACAAACACCGCGAATCGCAAGCGTTACCGACGTTACGGTTGTGTTCGACCCAGCAATGTAAGCCGTTGGCGCAGAACAGGTAATCGTCGCCGTCGATGCGGTGTTGTTGTAAATTGAAATCAAATCACCGTCGCTGAAAGTCGACGTTGGGATCACAATCGCACCCGAAGCGCCGAGTTGGACATACTTGCCAACGTCGCCAACCGCCAACGTGTAGCTGGCCGTTTTGGTCCCAACCGGGGGAGCGTTGAGATAACCAAGTGTCACCGCATCCGTAGATGGGAGTGTCTGGGTAAGTGTGCTTGCGGTATTGGCAGACTGTAGAACTGAAGTACCAGCCCCGCTAGAATTGCCTTGAAGTTTGATGGCGCTCATAATTGTTCCTTTAAGCAGCGATGAGCCAAACTTGGCCCGTAGGGACGGTTACGGCAACACCCGTTGCCACGGTGACAGGCCCAACGCTAAATGCGTTAGAACCTGCCGTTACAGAGTAATTTGAACTGATTGTTTGGTAAGATTCGGCTACGGGGCCCGAAGATCCACCACCCGTCGACGCAATTGTAATTGAGCCGTTGCCATTCGTAATGGTGATGTTTGAACCAGCAGTCAGCGTTGACTTAGTTAAAGTGTTGCCTGAGCTGTTGCCAATCAACAATTGACCATCAGTGTACGTAATTTGGCCTGTACCGCCATTGGCCACCGGAAGCGCCGTGCCAGAGTATCCAAGTGTCAACGTACCAGATGACGTGACAGGAGTGCCGCTAACCGATAAGAAGCCTGGCGCAGACAATCCAACCGATGTAACCGTGCCGCCGCCACCACCAGAAACTGCCGCCCAAGAAGCGTTGGTGCCGTTGGTTGTTAGGTAATACCCGCTATTGCCGGTTTGCGATGGAGCAAGAGCATTGAACGCTGAAATGGCTGACGTTGCCCCCGTCCCGCCATTCGCAATTGGCAATTGACCCGAGACACCACTCGTTAAGGGCAGATTTGTTGCATTAGATAGATTGGCGCTGGCAGGAGTGCCAAGAGCCGGCGTTGTAAGCGTCGGGCTGGTCAGCGTCAGTCCGGCAACGGTCGTTGCCGTAGCGCCGAGCGCCACGCTGGTCGATCCGATTGTGACCGAGCTGTTGGTCAGTCCAGCATTAGGGATAGTCGTGGATGCCGTCACAGCGCTTGCGCCGTTGGCGTACATATAACCCGTCAAACCAGTCACGGTAAGCGTGCTGAACGCGCTAGAACCGCTCGCAGCGACCTTTTGCCAGGCTGATCCGTTGTAAACCGCCCAATCGCCAACTGCCCACGTGCTGATGCCGTTTAGGTTAGTTGAGCCAGCAGTCGAGACAACGTAGTAATACCCGAGCGTTCCAACGCTTGATGTAAGCGTCGGACTATTAGTCGAAGCATTCCATGTCCCCTGGTAACTGTTGCTGGTCGTTGCAATGACGGTGGCAGCAGTGATCCGGCCTTGAGCGTCAACGGTAATCTGAGGGATACCAATGGACGTGCCATAGGTTCCTGCGGTGACCGCTGTGTTTGCCAGCGAGATCGTGCCGGTCGTGGTGATCGGACCACCCGTCAGACCCGTCCCGGTTGCGACGTTTGAAACGCCACCAGCAGTCGACGCAATGGTGACCGTGCCACCCGCGCCACCATCGGTAATCGTGATATTTGTGCCGGCTGTCAAAACGCGCTCATTTGGCAGCGTTGACGATGCAGACATTAAGACATAGCTATCGGTCGACCCTGCGCCCGAGCTAATTGGCTGGCCACCAGCGCCAACCAAAGTAATGAAATTACCGTTAGCGTCGTAAGTAGCGCCAACTGGGACCACGTTCTGCGACGTGACCGTATTTACCTGATTGGTCTGCGACATTTGCTATTCCAAAATTAAAGAGAAAAAGCCGACCTTTATGGGATCGGCTTTCCTTCTCATTTGCCTTGATTAAGGCAGGAACGTGAGATCGTAACCGTAGACAAAAACGTCAACGGTAGCAGCATAAGACGCTGCCGTGCCGACGTTAAAGTATACGTTCTGGCCTGTCTGAGCTGCCGTAGAGTTGATCGTTCGCTGCGACACAACCGAGGAGCTGGTCAAAGCATTCAACGTCGCATTCGAAACGATTGCGGTGCCGCTTGCGCCAGGTGCGGGAAACACGCCAGCAAAAGGGACGGTTGACGCCGACAGATCGGTCGAGGCATTCGTCACGACCACGTTGGAGACGCTGTAACGCCCCGTGTTAAGGATCGGCAGAACGGTGTCACCCGTTACTGCCAAGCTGACTGACTGAGCCGATGCCAACAAACGCAGAGCCTGGTTTGAACCGAGCACCTGTGGATGATTGGCTACGGTAGTTGCGGGTCCCGGATTCGCCATGATTATTTCCTTAAATCGTTATTGATTAAGCTGCAACGCGGCAAGCCAGCTCAGGGTAGAGCATCGCCCAACCATAGAGCACGTCAAGACGGCACGGGATTGAGTCATTGTTAATCGTGTACTGACGAACGACGCGGATCGAAAGACCCAGATCCTTGTCAGATGCACGTCCAGCAAACACAACGCCCATTGGCAGCTCAAGGTCAGCACAAGCCAACGTCTCTGCATTGCGGTGCAGGATGATGTTTTGTGGGCTAACGGTGCCGGTGTTATTAAACGGAGTCACAACAGCCGAGCTGCTGGTAGCCGAAACGTAGACGTTCTGGAATTGACCAGCGGTGATGATCGCGGGGCTAACCGTGACCGATGCCGAGCCACCCGAGCTGATGGTCACAGCGCTGGTAACAACGAAGTTACGCAGACGGTTTGTGCCGTAAGGCTGGCGGTTCTGTGGGTTAACAGCGTAGACGTTAGCGATGGTGATCACGTCGCCCTGCTGGATTGGAGCTGCTGCCGACGTTGCCGAGATGGTGATCGTCGATGACGATGCCCAACCAGACGTGAGCGAGCCGGTGAAGGTCGCCGTGTTGGTTGCCAGCGTTGCAGAAGCGTAGGAACCAAACGTCTGCGAGACCACGTTCTGATCCATCTTCCAGCGCATACCAGCGCTATCCGTGCCCATCATGCCCTTTTCGTACTGCTCGGAGATCTTCTGATTAGGCATAAACAGCCCTTTCAAAGAATCGACGATGGTTGCAGACGTGAATGGCTCGACGATACAAGCACGACGACCGTCGCGTGGCGCACCTTCTGAGTCCAGATAAGCCTGGCCGGTCAGGTAGGTCAGCAGCGAGGTAGGAGGAACGCCAGCGGTGCCGACGATGTTTGCCACGTTGTTCTTGGCAAGCACCAGACCGTCACGGTCGATCTTGTTGGCAATCGTTGCAACAGCCGGTTTGATCAAACGGTCGCTGAACATATCCATCGACAGAGCCAAATCAGCGGTGCTGAATTGGGTATCAACGTGGAATTGGGTATTCAACGTGACAGGAATTGAAGTCTCGTTAAAGTCTTCAACCGACAGGTTTGGTCCGGTAACACCGATAAACCGTGCTGGTTTACGGACGTTAACAGTTGCACCAATCTTGGCACCGGCAACGGCGAATTGATCGTCGTATTCACGGTTAACTTCGCTGGTAAAGGTGAGTTCGTTTTCCAAGACCATCAACGCTTCGTTGGTGATCTTGCTGATCGTTAAGAGGGTATTAGCCATTTTATTTCCTTCGGATCAAAGATCCATTAATCTGTTTACCTAATCTTGCCGGCTTGTCTAGCCGCTTTCCATGCTGCGTATGTCCCATGAAATTCACCTTTGGAATTCACGAGATTGTCAGCGGTTGCGTTGCTTGACTTGATAGGGTTGATCGGGGCTGGTGCCTTGCTTTTTACCACAGATCTCTCAGGCTTGCTAGTTTCAGATTTCTCAAACTTTGCTTCCAGCTTGCCAATAGCTCTCAACGCTTGAGCCGGCGTCAAATCATTAAAAGACCTGGCCTGATCTTGATTTGATGCAAGGTGATACAGGATTTGTGGTCCCACGTCTGATTCTAATATCGCGTCCCGAATGTGATTCGGCACAACAACATCGCTTGACGCCACCATCTCATCAAAATCGTCAATCTCAGCCTTTGCCGCTTCAAGCCGTTTGGTCCAAGTCTGCACGACTTTCGCCTGTTGCTCTTGCGCTTTCCTTTCCTGATCCTGCCGATCCCGTTCTTTGAGTGCTCTCTCAGCGCTATATTCAGCCAATGCTTCTGCGTATTCAAAAGCATCCGTGAATTGATCCGGCGTAGGCTTGGCGTCAGCAACAGGAGCCTGTTTCGGCGCCTGTCCTTGCTCCAAAGCCTGTAGCCGTGCTTCCAGCGCTTCCCTGGCTTCGCGTTCACGCTGAGCATCAGCCCTGGCCTGTTCGCGCTGCTTAGTTAGCTCTGAAAACCGCGCCTTTAGCTTGCTCGGTTTACCTTCGTTTTCTGTAGCTGGTGCTTCATCTTCCGCATCTGGCTCATTCTCAACCTCGGATTCGATTGGCTCTGCTTCTTCAGCAGCCTCAGTCGTTTCTTCGGGAGCTAAGCCCAGTTTTTGTGCAAAAAATTCGGCTTGATTTTCGCTTGTGACAACTTGCGTTGTCTCTCTTGGTTCTGACATGGTTACCCACGGATTTGCCCGGTGAAACGCGCCGGTACGATTGCGCTTATATAACCCGCTTGGTCAATTGCGTCAAAGACTATTGCATAAATGGGTTCTGACCTTGATCAATGTCTTGCACAGCGTACTGCGCTGCCGCCATTTGCTCGGCATTCCGACGCTCAATTTCCCGCGCCAGCACGTCGATTGGCATATTGTGAACAAGCAGGTTCACCAATGCGTCAATCTCGGTCTTATTCTGGCTGGTAATTGCCCGAGTATTCTGGTCATTGACCTTGACCTCGGCCATTGTCTCGGTGTTGTGCGCTTTAGCCGTGACGTCCATCAGTTTGCGCTTGGTTGCGCCATCTTCTTTGATTTGCGCCACCTGGCCACGGTTGTTGATCTCCAGCTCCATCGCTTGCATTTGCTGCTGCATCATCTGCATCTGCTGCTTGGCTTGTGCGAGCTGCATCTGGACCTGCGGTGGAATGTCGGATTTCTCGTCAATCTGCGCCAACGGGTTCACCGCTGCCAGCCGGTCGGCAATGATTTCCGCGCCAGGGAAGTCCATCTGCCGGAACACCAGATCGCCAGCAGCTTGGAACAACTCTGGGCTGGAGCCAATCAGCGGCATCATTGCATCGACCGCTTGGATGCGCCGTGATGCGTAGCCGGGACCAGTATCCATGCTGACGTCGTACTCACCAACCGTCACGTCGTTCAAAACACGCCCAACTTGGGTGGCTTCATTGATGGTGATTAGATCTGGCTTGCCATCGACGCCGATGATTCGCATAACGCGCTCGGAGTCATAGATCTTTGGAATCAAATCCAAGATAATCCGACCAGTCTGGGCAATGGATTTGGTCAAATTATCGTAGTAATGATAATTCGTCATATCCACTTGCTGTTGCTGACCATTCAGCGCTTTACCGCTGATGTTGCCGGTCGGCAATTGGCTCGGATCAAAGATGCCCACGACCTGTTGCAGATCGTTGCTGACCGATTCTGCCGCCGCCATGATGCCAGCAGGAGGTGGCTCGGGTTGCAGACGGGTCGGAGTTGGCGCCATCCGACCTTCAATGTCGGTCTGCTTGTAGCGCAACACCGGCGTGGCTTTGATGTTCGCTGCCGCCCACTCAGTCTCGTGGCCCTCGTCTTGCCCTTCTGCCAGCAACCATTTGGCTTTTGGAGCCAACGCAATTGCCTCGGTCATCGAGGTCTGCCAGAAGTTGTACATTTTCTGCGGGTCTTTGGCATAGCGCACCAGACCGTACTTGATCGACTTGCTGTCAATCACGATCCGACCGCCATAGACCGGCACGACGGGGATAAATTTGCCTGGCCAATCCCGTTCTTCAAGGATCTCCATTGCGGTGAGCTTGCACCACTTGACCACGCGCTTATAGCTGTCGCGCTCGCCAACGATCTCAAGCCCGTGCTGAGCCATGAACTCTTTGCTAGGGAGCTGATCCTTAAAGAGACGGGATTTGTCGTTCAGCAGGTAGAGCTTTGCCGGCGTGCGCTCAATGTAAAAGTATTCGGCGATGCGAACGTCCTCTTTGGTCACCCACTCAGGGTTGCTGTCGCCACCAGCTCGCGCGGTAAAGCTGCCGCCATCGTCTGCGTCCGGGTACATATCCCGAAACTTGTCCTTGCTCATGATCGTCGTGATCAAGCATTTCTCTTGGTCCGAGCCGTCCAAAGCCGTGCTATTGGGATCAAAGTAGACGCTGAACGGGTTCTCAATTGATTCGATGTAGATCTCTTGATCAAACGACTCAGGAGACGTGTAATCGGTGACCACGCGCCAATAGCCCCAACCCATGCGAACGGCGTACTCAAACGCCTTATCGTAAGCGCTATCGGCATCGCTGTTGATCTCAATGTGCCGACAGATACCCTCGACAACCTCGGCTGTCTCTTTGTCTGCGTAGCTGTTGCAAGGATGCACCTTAATGCGCGGACGCTGCTGGCGCTGTTGGTTGGCGATCTGCCGGCAATAGGCATCGAGCTTGTTGATCGTCAAGCAGGGTCGGGCTTCCAGGTTCCGGCTGTTTTGAATTTCAACCGGCCATTGGTCGCCGCTGACAAAGCGCAGATCCTCAAGCGCGTCGCTACGGTTGACGCTATCGGCTTCGCTTGCCAAGCGCAAAAATTTCATCGCATCGGCAATGCGTGGATCTTCGCCGTCGTTTTGATAGCTCGCCATGATTAGCTCATCCAGTTCGTAGGTAACGTAAACGTCTGTTGTTTCTTGCGTGACTTAGGCTCGTTGACCATCAGTCCGATGTATCTAAATGCGTCTGCGCCGTGCGAATAATGGTCGTGAAGGGGAGATTTTGAGAATCCACCCGTCTCTGGGTCGACTTCGTACCGATAATGGCGCAGACAGGCAAGACCTTCCGCGCAGTTATCTCTGTCGAACCAGCAGTTGTTGAAAATAGTTCGCGCAGCATTGATAGAGTCAGCAATTGGCACTCTCGGAATGATTCTAGTCTTGTAACCCGCCGCTCTGACAATCTCCTCAATCGATTTGCCAGCAGCGGCAAGCGTTTTATTCTCGGCGTCGTGCGGAAGCCACAACGTGTCGTAATGGTATCCAAACGTCTGAAGTTGCGCTAGGTAATAGCTTATGGTCTTTTGATTGTCCTCAATGTAACGCAACAAGCGCGTTTCCATGCCGACAAACTGCAAGAACCAAATCGCGGTGGCATCAGACCATCCCAAGTCAAACACGGCGTGAACAGGCTTGCTAGGATCAAACGGAACCCGTCCAATGCGTCCCTGAAGCTCGGCGTCCTGCATCTCCCTGGCAAACACCGCGCCGTCGACAGTCTGCCGGCATATGCCCTCCCAGACCGTGTTGTAAGCCTCAATGTCTCGCTCTTTAAGCGCGTCCTTCTCTGCTCTTAAAGTCTCTGGGAACCAGGGATTGTCGCTCCAGTTGATCTTAGTGACCACACAGTCAGCAGGAGGATGAACCACAAAGCGTTGGAACGTCTCATCAGTCTCAAGTTCCGGGTTGAAGCTGATCCAGATCTCTGAATCCTGCTTTCGAATTGTCGGGATTAGAACATTCCATGACATCCGAGAAACTGATTGGGCCTCCTCGACCCAACATACATCAACACCTTCGAATGATTTTATGTTGGAAACATTGTTTTTAAGTCCAACAAAGAAGAATTCAGAACCGTTCTTAGCTCTGATTGACGTCTGGGTTATTTCATAAAACCCATGCAATCGCAATGATTCGATTTGATCGCATAAGAGCTTATGCACCGAATCGCGGATTGACGTCTGGAATTCCCGAGCGCAGAGAATGCGAGTGGGCTTTGATGCGCCGATGATTAGCAGCGCTCTGGCAATCGCCCAAGACTTCCCGCCACCTCGACCGCCGAAGGTTACCTTATACCGATGCTTGTCAAAAAGAACCGAAAGTTTCTCAGGAAACTCGGCATTGGCAATGGCATTATCAAGCTCATTCACTTGGCTTGACAAAGGTAACCTTGATGCCCTCAACCGGCGATCCATCTGGATTGCTCAGAACGGTCGTATTGCGCTCGCCCCAACCCATCTGGGCTTTGGTCCACCAGATCATCGCTGTTGTGTCGCCGGTCAGCGCTTTGTTGTACAGAGTCTTAGCCATGTTCGCGCAGGCGGTCGCCTTCCCAAGCGCCAGCTCGGTGCCGTAGTACTTGCGAAGCGTCACGTCGCTGATGCCGATCAACGCAGCAATCTGGTCGTGCGGCAAGCCGAGACCGCTGGCCTGCTGGACCTGGCCACGTGTTTTATCGGTTGGTTCGTGCGGCACCATTTTTATTGCGTCAAAGTGTTAGTCATTGAATCGAAAGGAATTCCCGATTCTGCGTGGGTTGCTGCCTTGCCAGTGAACTCCTGCCAGCGCTTTACTATCACGTCGCAATACTTCGGGTCAAGCTCCATTAAATAGCCACGACGCCCATTCTTTTCCGCGGCAATCATGGTCGTTCCGCTGCCGCCAAAAGAGTCCAGCACGATGTCGCCGCCTTTGGTGTTGTTGAGCATTTGATACTCAAATAACCCAACTGGCTTCATTGTTGGGTGCTCTCCATTGCGCGATGGCTTGTCAAATTCAAGGATTGTTGTTTGCTTACGATCTGCCGCCCAAAGGTGACCTGCGCCTTCTTTCCATCCATAAAGACAAGGCTCGTGTTTCCAATGGTAGTCCTGGCGCCCCATTACAAGGCTTGACTTCTTCCAGATTAAACATTGACGCACCTTCCATCCGGCGTCCCTTGCCGCACCGCGGAAGTTGTAACCCTCTGAATCAGCGTGCCAAATATAAAAAACGGCGCCAGGCTTCAAAACGGTATCCGCGGTGACGTACGCATCGCGTAAGAATTGACGAAATTGATCGTCGCCCATGTCGTCGTTTTGAATCGTCAATCCCGTCCCGCCTTCGTATGCCACATTGTACGGAGGATCGGTCAGCCACATATCAACCAACTGATTGTCAGTTAGCTTTTGCATATCATCAATCGACGTAGAATCGCCGCACATTAGCCGGTGCTTGCCCAGTATCCAAACGTCGCCCACTCGCGTTGTAGGCTCGTCTGGAGCCTCTGGAACGTCATCCTCGTCGGTCAACCCGTCCGTGCCTTCGGTGACGTTCAGAAGCGCGTCCAGCTCCTCGGTTGTAAAGCCAGCAATCGTCGCGTCGAAGCCCATCTCTTGTAGATCGCCAAGCTCCAGCCGCAGCATCTCATCGTCCCATCCGGCATTCGATGCGAGCTTATTGTCGGCAATGACTAGCGCTTTCTTTTGCGCCTCAGACAAATGGTCCAGCACAATGACCGGGACCTCGGTCAACCCGAGCTTGCGAGCTGCCGCTAAACGACCGTGACCGGCAATGATGCCGTTCTTCCCGTCAACCAGGATCGGGTTGGTCCAACCAAACTCTCGAACGCTCGCAGCAATCTGAGCGACCTGCTCGTCGCTGTGCGTCCGGGAATTGTTGACGTATGGAATCAGCGCTTCAATCTTGCGCTGTTCGACCTGCATCAGCAATTCCAGTTCTTTAGCGACGCCTTGGCACGCTCAGCCGGTCCCTTCGCCTTTCGCACGACTCCTTCCATCCGAGCGCAAAAGCTGGCCTTGCGACCTTTGTCTGCGTCGGTCTTGGGATTCGGCGCTGGTGGCTTGAGGTTTGAGCCGTTCTTCGCGTTGTACTCAGCACGACCTTTCGCAGTCATCCCGGCGCCTTTCTCGGTCGGGTTGTAGGTCTTGCCCTTCCCGGTCGTTGACCGGGAGATCGGCTTGTCGTGCTTTGTAGCCATTACTTTTTCTTCGCCGCTGCACGCTTTTCAGCATAAGCAATCGCCACCGCTTGTTTCACCGGCTTCCCGGCTTTCACTTCGGTCTTAATGTTTTCCTTGAACGCCTTGTCCGAGGTTGATTTTTTAAGTGGCATTTCAGTTATCTGCAAAGGTAATTACAAAAGACGTTTCACCGTCTTCATCTTCGTCATCGTCCTGCTCGCACGTATGCTCGCCGATAGCCAAGAACTGAGCAATGTGCTGCTCCAGCACGCGCTTGAGCACGTCGCGGCACTCTGGGCATTCCTCGCTGTCGATTGCGCCCATCATGACCGCGATTTCTTCGGCCAGCTCGCTTTTGCCGGCATCCGATCCATCTTCAAACGCTTGAGCATGAATATCATCCGACGATTCGTTAATCTGGTCTTCCAACGCAGCAACAGCCTCTTTCAAAAGATCAAGATCGTCATGGATGCTCATTTAGCTTGCCCCGTGAATGATTGCGTAGTTGAGGATTACGGCTTCAGAGTACGACGTGCCGGTCAAGTTACGCAGCGTCAGGATTGCTGAGCCAGCAGTCATGGACGTGACGTAAGTCGTGTAAGCCCCGGTTGTGGCGCCACCGGAAATGTTGACGATGATCGTGTCGTTGGTCGAAATCAACGAGTTGTTCAGCGTAAACGATACAGCGGTGTTTCCAGACAGCGCTGCGTTAGCCATTGTGATCCGGCCCATGCTCTTGTTGAGCGTGACTGCCGTGGTCTTGTCGGTGAGCTGTGTCACGGCGCCTTGTGCGCCGGCTGTGTAGCCAATCTCGGCGCTGGCGTAGCACGTCGTGAACTCTGGATCGGCGTAAGCAACGCCGGATGCGATTGAATTACTCATGATTGTCCTTTATTCCACGACCGCGCAAACGTCGGCCTCTTGGATGATTTGATAGTCCTGACCGTCCTTATTGTGGGTCGGCCAATTGAGGTAGTCACCGTTCCCGTATTTGATCCAGTCACCAACTTTTGCCTCTCGGACCTGCGGCCCTACGGCAACGATCCGACCTTCGTTAAATGGCTCTTTGTTGGTGACGTGGATCACGTCCGACAGTTTGCGAACTGCCGGTTGCACGGTGATGAAGTTACGCAGTGGTCGAATCATTTCTGATAGCTAACCCGGTCGTGCGTGTAGCAGGTGCCTTTGGTGACGCCAGTGTTGTACTGGTTGTCCTTGCCAGCCATGTC